CCAAGACTAAGAAGTATTGATCCAGCTTTAGAACAACAGATTTTACAGTTTAGAATGAAGCTTGATAGTGATGCTGTTAAGTTAGGACAAATGGAAGCCGCAACAAAAGGAAAGAAAGTTGTGATAACGTTTGCTGATGAGATACAATCGGATATTTTACAACAAGCAAAAAAATTAGAAAATGATTTACGTGAACAATTAGGTTCTATTCTTGATTTACCAAAAGAAAGCAGAGCAGGAGCTCTTGCTCAAGAACGAACACGATACTCAGGTGGTGCAAGAAATGTAGAGCCTGAAGTATTAGAGTTTTATACCCAAAACGAAACTATCTTTAGACCAATGTTTAATACAGCAGAAGAGATGCAAAGTTTTGTTGATGAGTTTCAAAAAAACAAATTAGCTATTGAAGTAGTAGCAAAAGGTGGCCCTTCCCCAAGTGATGATGCTATCAAAGCAATGAACATTGCAATTGCTAAAGAAAAGAAAATGTTAGAGGAACTAAATGTTGGACTAAGTGAAAATGCTCTTAAACAATTATTCCCGAACGTGCCATTTAAAAATAGAGAAGAGTGGGGCGATATATTAATTAAAAGAGATTTAACAGAGGCTGCTCAACGATTGTTTGTTGATAAGGTAGATGGCGCTGCAGAGTGGTACGCTGTATCTCCTGCTGATTTAATTAAAAATAGATATAATCAAAGTGGAGGGACTGCCGTACCAATTAATCAACGTACTAAAGATATGAAAGGCATTGGTACAGAAGAATTTTATGGAGGGCCTAATAGCGTAGATTCTAAAGGAAAACATTATACATCAACAGTAGAAAAAGCACTTAAACGTGCAGCAAAAGAAAATAATTCTGAATTTAAAATTATTAAAGTAGATGGCATAGGTGATGTTTTTGCTATTCAAATTACACCAGAGATGTTACTACCTCATAAAACACATAGAAAAAAAGGAGGGATGGTGTATACTCCTGAAATAATTGATATATTTGAGGCAGCATAATGGCAGTTGATAAACCAGTAGGATTTGTACCAGCACAAGAAGAAATTGCTGAACAGATGGTAGAGATAGAAGGCAATAATTTTGCTGATGATTTAGCACCTAATGTAGAAATGATGGAAGATGGTTCTGCTCTTATTGGAGAGCAAGAACAAACTTTAGCTACATCATTTGATATGAATTTAGCAGAAGTATTAGATGAAGATGCTCTTGGTCTTATATCTAGTGAACTGCGTCAAGCTTTTGAAGATGACAAAGCATCGAGAAAAGAATGGGAAGAAACATATAAAAAAGGATTAGATCTTTTAGGATTTAAATATCAAGAACGCACAATGCCTTTTGCAGGTGCAAGTTCCGTGACTCATCCAATGTTGTCCGAAGCTATTACACAATTTCAAGCGCAAGCTTATAAAGAATTATTACCTAGTGGTGGCCCTGTTAATACACAGATACTAGGAAACACATCACCACAAAAAGAAGAACAAGCTCAACGTATTAAAGATTACATGAATTATCAGATTACGTATGAGATGGAAGAATACGATCCTGACATGGATTCATTATTATTTTATCTACCACTATCGGGTTCTGCTTTTAAAAAAGTTTACTATGATGATGGATTAGGAAGAGCAGTATCTAAATTTGTACCGAGTGATGATTTGTATGTACCTTATCAAACAACAGACTTTCCTTCTTGTGAAAGAGTTACACATGTTATTAGAAGAACAAAAAACGAAGTAAGAAAATTACAAGTAGCTGGAATGTATAAAGATGTAGATCTATCGGTTTACAACAACGAAACAGGATTACAAGAACAAGAGAGTAGAATCGCGGGTGTGCGAAAAAGTTATAATGATGAAGACTATCAGTTGCTAGAAATGCATGTTGATTTAAATATTGAAGGCATAGATAGTGATGATGGCATTAAAGTTCCATACATTGTAACAATAGATGAAGGCTCTTCTAATGTTTTATCTATTTACAGAAACTATGAAGAACAAGACGCAAAAAGAAAAAAGAGACAATATTTTGTCCACTATAAGTTTTTACCTGGTTTTAGTTTTTATGGCTTTGGGCTTATCCACATGCTCGGGGGTCTCTCCCGAACTGCCACAGCAGCACTTAGACAACTTCTTGATGCAGGTACACTGTCCAATCTCCCTGCAGGTTTTAAAGCTAGAGGGTTGCGAGTTAAAGACGACGATAACCCCCTCCAACCAGGCGAGTTCAGGGATGTAGATGCTCCTGGCGGTAGTTTGAGGGAAGGATTATTACCTCTACCTTACAAAGAACCGAGCCAAACATTATTTCAATTATTAGGTTTTTGTGTAGAAGCAGGCTCACGCTTTGCAGCAATAGCTGATCAAAAAGTGGGTGAAGCGGCACAAGCAGGAGCACCAGTTGGTACAACTATGGCGTTAATGGAACGTGGTGCGAGAGTCATGAGTGCTATTCATAAAAGACTTCACTATGCACAAAAAATAGAATTTAAATTATTAGCAAGAATATTTTCTGAATCATTAGGACCAAGGTATCCTTATGAGTTAGGTAATGATCAAATACAAGGTTTAAAACAATCTGACTTTACAAGTGATATTGATATTATTCCTGTATCTGATCCAAATATATTTTCTATGTCTCAACGTGTAACGTTGGCACAAACACAATTACAATTAGCTCAAGCTGATCCTGGTGCACACAACATGTATGAAGCGTATAGAAGAATGTATCAAGCACTTGGAGTAAAAGATATTGATGTATTATTACCTGTTCCATCAGAACCACAACCAATGGATCCTGGATTAGAAAATGCATCTTCTTTAAAAGGTCAATCTTTAACAGCTTTTAGAGGACAAAATCAATTAGCTCACGTTGATGCACACAGAGCATTTATGTCATCATCGCTAGTTAGAAATAATCCTCAAGTTATGGCTATTCTACAAGCTCACATTATGGATCATGTAAGTATTAGAGCTAGAGAAGAAGTAGAAGAAGAAACTAGACCAGAATTAGAACAAATAACTGCTCAATATGGTGGTCAAATACCAGAAGAATTACAATTACAAATGCAACAAGAAATTGAAAGTCAAGTTGCAGAGAAAATTTCTGAAATGATAGACGAGATGCTAGCAGAAGAAGCGGAAGTATTGCAAGAAATGAATCAAGATCCTCTTGTTGGACTAAAACAACAAGAAATTAATTTAAGAGCACAAGATTTACAGAGAAAATCTTTAGTCGATGAGGCAAAAATAGGTATTGATGAGCAAAAATTACGTCAAGACGCGCAAATTGCACAAGATCGTATAGATTCACAAGAAGATATTGCTCAATTACGTGCAAATGTTAATTTAACTAAACAAAAAGAGATAGAAAGAAGCAAAAAAAGACCAAGAACGGTTGACGTAAACAAAAATATTAGGTTTGATAACTAAATGACAGAAGCAGAAGCAAAACTACAAAGCTATTTTGAACAACTTATGGTGTTCGTAGAAAATACTTCCAAAAGTAGTGAAGATAGTATACTTTTAGCGGGTGCTATGATGAGTGTTTCACGTATTCTTTACTACGATAATTTAAGTAAAGAACAAGCAAAACATATTATGGAACAAAACACGTTTGATTTTGTAGAATTAATCAAACCAACAATACACTGAGGTAAATATGGTAAAATATTATAATGGAAAACTTTATCCAAATGCAAAAATGACTTCTTTTCCAAAGAAATACCCTAATGCTAACAAAACTTCTGTTGATTCTACTGCTTCAATAGCAGCAGTTGGACCAAGAGTTATTGATAACAAAGGTAGTGGACCAAAAGGACAAACAAGTAAAATGCAGATTAAAAAAGTGCCTTTCAAAGGCGTTTTTTAATCATCTATTTGCAAAAATAGAAAAATAAGGTAGATTAAGCGCTTTAAAAAGGAGGTTTTATGAACCTATTAAAAGATCTATGGGGTCACATTAAAGAGTGGTCGGAATGGAAAATGAAGGACTGGATCAAGGCCGCTATTGTAGCGATCATTGTTATTTGGATAATTAGCTGGATGACAGGCGGAGCTGTATAATGGCACTAGGGCTACTATCAGGTTTATTGGGCGGTAAAGATGGCGCTTTAAAACAAGTAGCTTCTGTGATCGATTCAATCCATACCTCAGAAGAAGAGAAATTAGATAAAAAGATTTTAATGCAACGTGTCCAACAAAAACTCGCTGAGAAGCAGTTGGATGTCAATGCAAAGGAGGCAGGTCACCGCTCAGTTTTTGTGAGCGGTTGGCGCCCCGCTATCGGATGGGTGGGAGCCTTTGCCTTAATGTTCGAATTCATTCTATCCCCCTGCATAGAATGGTATAGTAAATTTGCAGGATTAAATTTAACAGCTCCTGAAATTCAGACTGGCCCCTTACTAGCAATTGTCACTTCAATGCTCGGTGTAGCGGGAATGAGAAGTTTCGAGAAGGCCAAGGGGTTAACTAAATAGGAGATAGCTATGGCTAATACTAGAAGAATGAATAGACTTGAAGAGCTTGGTCGAGTAGATTCAGAAAAAGCTTACACTAGAAAAGGTAAGAAAAATTTAAAAGCAGAGAAAAAAAGAATTGTAGGAGAATTGAAAAAAAACCGTGGTGGTAGTATGGGTGGAGGAATGAATCCAATGGGTCGTTCAAAAGATCCAACTGTTGAAAGCATTGTTGGTTATAATCCTAATAGACCAAACAGAATGAAAAAAGGTGGTATGTCAAAGGGTTCTAGAGAAGGATCTATTATTAATACAAGAACAGCTTTTAAAAAAGGCGGAGCAATTAAAAGACGTGGTGGTGGAATAGCTAAACGTGGAATGGGAATT